CACTACAATGTATTGTTGACAAAGATATTCACGGGGGACAAATCAGACAATATTGAAGGAATACAGGGACTTGGAGAAAAAACATTAGTTAAGTTTTTCCCTCAGGTGCAGAAGAAACCTTGTACTATGGAAGAAATTTTAGATTGTGCTCGAAATCTTTTGCAGGACAAACCTTCAAAAACATTCACAAATCTTTTGACTGGTAAGACAAAATCAACTATACTTGGTGAAGAGTTTTATACAACAAACAAAAAGATAGTCGACCTTACAAACCCTTTAATCACTACCGATGGAAAAAAATTAGTTGAACAAATTTTAACTGACACTATAGACCCTACAGATAGGGGATATAAAAATTTAATGAGAATGATGGTGGAAGATGGACTTTTCAAATATCTACCAAAAAATGACGAGGCTTGGGTAAACTTCCTAACACCTTTTATGAAATTAACAAGAAAAGAAAAAAGAAACACAAAAAAAAATTAATTATGAAAGAACAAGACAGCACTAAAATAGAATTTTTATTAACATTAAACGATAACATCGTTGTTCAAAGATTCTTTAATGTCAGAGGGTATAACCCAAAGGCAAAAAATTCCGTAGACTTATACGATTTTATCTCACAATTTAAAAGAGAACTTGAGTATCACCTAAAAATGAAAACAGTAATTTATATGATGGACAATATGAATTTAATTATCAATGACCCGTTAATCATGGAAACATCCCTTACTGAAGGTAGTGAACAATTCAATATTTATCTTAAAATTGGTGAACAGACAATTTGTCATAGATGTATTGATGGAAAAAAATTCCCACCAAAAGTTCGTTATACTGTTGACGTAAGACCATTTTTAAAAAACATGTTAAAAGAATTAACTGACATTTTTTCCGAACAAAAATTAAGTTTAGAATATTTGGGATTTGACTTAAACAAGTGAATATTTAATAAAACAGACGAGAGAAATATATCATATGAACAAAAACTTTGACTACTTAGGAAACACATTCCAAATCCAACTTTTAAACCAACTTATTGTAAATAAAGAATTTTCAACATCAATTATGGATGTTATTGAAACAACATATTTTGATAACAAATACTTTAAGATTATCTTGCAAATGACCAAGGAGTATCACACCAAATACCAATCTACCCCTAATTTTGATACTCTCGAACAAATTGTAAAATCTGAGATTTCACAAGAATTGGTTGCAAAAATTGTTATTGACACTATTAAAAAAGTAAAAGATGCACCATTTGAGGGTACACAATTTGTTCAAGAAAAAGCGTTGAAGTTTTGTAAACAACAAGAACTACAAAAGGCGATGGACAAAGCCCAAAAAATTATTACTGAAGGTGACTTTGAATCTTATGACAAAGTTGAGAGTTTGGTTCGTGAAGCGTTACAGGTTGGGGAAAAAGATACTGGAACCCTTGATGTTTTTTCTAATCTTGAAACAGTCCTTGATGAGGATTTTAGACATCCAATTCCATTAGGAATACCTGGTATTGACAGATTACTTAAGGGAGGTCTTGCAAAGGGTGAAATTGGAGTTATCCTTGCACCGACAGGTGTTGGTAAAACTACCATCTTAACAAAAATTGCCAATACCGCGTTTAATCTTGGGTATAATGTTCTCCAAATTTTTTTTGAGGACAATCCAAAAATTATACAACGTAAGCATTTCACACTTTGGACTGGAATTGAACCTGATAATTTAGTAAAACACAAAGACGAGGTTATGTCTAAAATTACAGAAATTAAAGAAACCATGAAGAATGAGTTAATTATGAAAAAACTACCTTCAGATTCTATAACTATGAATCAGATTAAAAACCAAATCAGAAAAATGATTGCTGACGGAACAAAAATTGACTTGGTACTTTTAGATTATATTGATTGTATTGTACCGGAAAGTACAAGTAAGGACGAGTGGAAAGCTGAGGGTTCAGTTATGAGAGGTTTTGAGGCAATGTGTCACGAACTGTCATTAGTTGGATGGACGGCAACACAGGGTAACAGAAGTTCTATATCTTCTGAGGTTGTAACCAACGACCAAATGGGAGGTTCTATTAAGAAAGCACAAGTTGGACACGTTATCATTTCCGTGGCAAAAACTTTACAACAAAAAGAAATGAATTTAGCAACAATAGCAATTACCAAATCACGTATTGGTAAAGATGGGGTAGTGTTTGAGAACTGTAAGTTCAACAACGAACTACTTGAAATTGATACAGAGTCATCTGTAACGTTCTTAGGTTTTGGAGAACAACAAGAGGAAAGAAAAAGAGACAGAGTTAAAGAACTGTTGGACAAAAGAAAACAAAGAGAACAAGAACAAAAATCTTAAAAAAAAAATTATGGAAAAAATATTAATGGAGAACCCTAATAGGTTTGTTATCTTCCCAATCCAGCACAATGATATTTGGGAGTACTACAAAATGCACCAAGCGGCTTTGTGGACAGCTGAAGAAATTGATTTAACTAATGACATCAGAGATTGGAATAATCTATCTGAAAATGAGCAATATTTCGTTAAGAATATTTTATCGTTCTTTGCGGCTTCTGATGGTATTGTTAATGAAAATTTGGCGGAAAACTTTTATCGTGAGGTACAATATCCCGAAGCAAAATTCTTTTATGGGTTCCAACTTATGATGGAGAACATTCATAGTTTGATGTATTCACTTCTTATTGATACATACATTTCAAATGAAGAAGAAAAAAATCTATGTTTCACTGCTTTGGATAATTTACCGGCAGTTCAAAAAAAGGCTAAATGGGCTTTGGATTGGATTGAAAAATCATCTTTCCAAGAAAGATTGGTTGCCTTTGCAGCAGTTGAAGGTATTTTCTTTTCAGGTTCATTCTGTTCAGTTTTTTGGTTAAAATCAAGAGGTATCCTACAAGGATTGTGTAATGCTAATTCATTAATCTTTAAAGATGAAAATTTACATTGTGACTTTGCAATTCACCTATTAAACAATCACATTGAAAATAAACCAAGTGAAAAAAAAATCAGAGAGATTTTATTATCGGCATTAGAAATTGAGAAAGAATTTATTACCGAGTCATTACCAGTATCTTTAATTGGAATGAACTCAAACTTAATGAAACAATATCTTGAGTTTGTCGTTGATGGGTTATTGGTTAAGCTAGGATGTAAAAAGGAGTTTAATGTTGAACAACCATTTAAGTTCATGGAACAAATTGCGGTTGAGACAAAAGGAAATTTCTTTGAGTCAAGAACTGTTGAGTATCAAAAAGCAAAATTAAACGAAACAATTTCTTTCGAGGAAGATTTCTAATATTAAAATAATATGATGTCATTAAAAATTAAAAAAAGAAACGGTGAGGACGTATCATTTAATCCTCAAAAAATATATAATCGAGTTAAACGTGCAGCTAAAGGGTTGAACGTAAATTCTGATGAAATCTTCATCAAAGTTATTACCTCGGTACCAACTGAAGGACTTATCACAACTAAAGAGTTGGATAAGTTGGTTTATGAAATTGCTGCGGCATATACTGGTAGTCATCACGACTATTCAAGATTGGCTTCATCAGTTGCAATTTCTTCATATCATAAAGAAACTAACCCAAGTTTTTCAGAAACAATATCAGAGTTACATTCACATGGAATTATTAATGATGTGTTAATAGAAACAATTCAAAAATACGGAGAAAAAAATATTGATGAAATTATAAATCATAATAACGATTATAATTTCGATTATTTTGCTTGGCGTTCATTGCAAGAAATGTACTTGTTAAAGACACCACAAGGTAAAGTAATTGAAAGACCACAACACATGTATATGAGAGTTGCTCTATGGGTGACAAACTCATTTGAGGAAGCGGTAGAATACTATAATTCATTGTCTAATCAACTTATTTCTCCCGCAACACCAATCATTATTAATTCAGGTAGTAAAGTTCCTCAATTAGCATCTTGTGTATTACATTATAATAACTCAGATTCACGTAATGGTTTATTAGAAACTTTAAATGATATTTCAACTTACTCTTCAGACGCTGCCGGAATTGGTTTATCTATGTCTAACATTAGAAGTAAGGAAAGTAGAATATCTACATCAGGAGGACACTCGGGGGGATTGTTGAAGTATTTAAAAATTGTTAACGAGTCATTAAGATTCTTTAACCAACAAGGAAGACGACCTGGTAGTGCTGCAATCTACATTGAACCATGGCACAAAGATGTTATAGATTTATTGGAAATCAAAAAAAATACAGGAGCCGAAGAATTAAGGGCAAGAGATTTGTTCACGGCTCTTTGGATTCCTGATAACTTCATGAGAGCGGTAAAAGACAGTACTGATTGGTATCTGTTCTGCCCTAACGATATTCTTAAAGCGGGTATTAAACCACTTCAAGAATGCTATGGTGATGAGTATGAAAATAACTACAACATGGCAGTTGAATTAGGTCTTGGTAAAAAAGTTAAAGCTCAAGATGTTTGGACTAAGATTATTGAGTCACAAGTTGAAACTGGTGTCCCTTACTTATGTTCTAAAGATAGTGCTAACAAAAAAACAAACCATCAGAACATTGGTGTAATTAAACAATCAAATCTTTGTAATGAAATTTACCAATATACTGACGAGAAAACCACAGCAATCTGTACATTATCCTCAATGGTATTAAAAAACTTTATTGAAAAGGGTGAGTTTGATTTTAACCTACTTTATGATGAAGTTAGAAAAGTTGTTAGAGCACTTAATAAAGTTATTAATATCAATCGTTACTCAACTGAAAAAGGTAAAAAAGGTGGATTAGACCAAAGAGCAATTGCAATTGGAACTCAAGGATTGGCCGATGTATTCTATTTAATGGATTACATTTTCACATCTGAAGAAGCAAAAAAATTAAACAAAGCGATTTTTGAAACTATCTATTTTGCAGCAATCACCGAAAGTAATAAATTATGTATGGAAGGTAAATACGAACCATACGTTCACTTCAAGGGTTCACCTATGTCTAAAGGAGTATTTCAATTTGATATGTGGGGATTAAATGAAGATGACCTTTCAGGTAGATGGCCTTGGAACGATTTAAAACAAAACGTTAAAAATTATGGTGTTTGTAATTCATTATTTACCGCTCAAATGCCTGTAGCATCTTCAGCAAAAATTACAGGTTCGTTTGAAATGACAGAACCCGCACATTCTGCTCTTTTTAATAGACGAGTTGTTGGTGGTGAAATAATGATTGTGAACAAATACTTGATTAATGATTTTGAAAAGATTGGTATTTGGAGTGAAGAATTAAAAAATGAAATCATTTTAAATGAAGGTTCAATTCAAAACATTAACTTTAATAACCATCTTGACACTGAGGATAAAAACTATACTAAGAAAGTTAAACGTATAGAATACTTGATTAGTAAATACAAAACAATTTGGGAAATTTCACAAAAAGAATTGATTAATATGGCGGCAGATAGAGCACCATTTATTGACCAATCACAATCAATGAATATTTATATGGCAAATCCAACATTGTCTAAAATTACCTCATCACATTTCCATTCATGGGAAAAAGGATTAAAAACTTTATGTTATTATGTTAGAACTAAAGCAATTTCAACGGGAGCAAAACACTTGGCGGTTGATGTTTCAAAAATATCAAAACCTAATGTTAAGATTGAAATACCAAAAGTTGAAATAATTGAATTAAACACAAAACCTAAAGATAGTCCTTTTGAATGTTTTGGGTGTAGCTCTTAAACATAAATCCCGACGTGTCGGGATTTTTCATTTTTAATCTATTTAAAGAAAAATAGATAGTACTATATTTATAGTTATGGCAAATGGTGTTACTTATGGTATTAATTTCCCTTTTCGAGATTCTAGACGAGGGGATTATTTAGAACTTACTGAACTACAATCCCAAGAAATTAAAGCGGACTTAATACATTTATTGTTAACAAGAAGAGGTTCTCGATACTTTTTACCTCAATTTGGTACAAGATTATATGAATTTATCTTTGAACCATTTGATGGCGTTACTTTTACTGCAATTGAATCTGACATAAGAGACGCTATTGAAAATTTTATGCCAAATTTATTAGTTAATAGTTTAAGTATATTACCTGCAGACCCAGAAGAAGAAGTTGATATTGCAACAGGTCAAAATTTTGTGGGAACTAGTGAATCATCAATTTACAGATTTCCGGGTAAAGGAACTTCTGAATACACTGCAAAAATAAGATTAGATTACTCAACAAACGGCTCAACATACGCACAGAGTGATTTTGTTATTATTAATATTTAATATAAATGGCAAATAATAAAATATCATACGCAACAAGAGATTATCAGTCAATTAGGACAGAACTTTTAAATTATACTAAAACTTACTATCCTGACTTAATTCAAGATTTTAATGACGCTTCAATATTTTCCGTATTTATTGATTTAAATGCGGCAATTGCCGACAACTTACATTATAATATTGACCGAAGTATTCAGGAAACAGTATTACAATATGCACAACAAAGGTCATCAATATATAATATCGCTAGAACTTACGGATTAAAATTACCAGGTCAAAGACCTTCAGTTTCTTTGGTTGATTTTTCAGTTACAGTTCCTGCTTTTGGTGATAAAGAAGATGAAAGATATCTTGGAATATTAACAAGAGGGTCACAAGTTGTTGGGGCCGGAATTGTATTTGAAAATGTTAATGATATTGATTTTGCTTCACCATATAATTCCCAAGGGTTTCCAAATAGATTAAAAATTCCAAACTTTAATTCTAATAATATTTTAGTTAATTATACTATTACAAAAAGAGAAGTTGTTGTTAATGGTATAACAAAAGTATTTAAAAGAGTTATTGGTGCAAATGATGTTAAACCTTTCTTTGAATTATTTTTACCAGAAAAGAACGTATTAGGTATTACAAGTGTCATATTAAAAAATGGTACACAATATACAAATACACCGACAACTGCAGAGTTTTTAGGTTTAGATAATAAATGGTATGAGGTAGATGCTTTGGCGGAAGACCGAGTTTTTATTGAAGACTTAACAAAAGTTTCCGACCAACCTGGAATTAAAGTTGGAAAATACATTCAAACACAAAATAGATTTATTACGGAATTTACTCCTGAAGGATTTAAAAAAATGACATTTGGTGGAGGAACAAACACTGCTCAAGACCAATTAAACCAATTTACAACTTTAGGTACCACATTAGAACTTCAAAAATACTCAAATAATTTTTCATTAGGTTCGGCATTATCTCCAAATTCAACATTGTTTATTCAATATAGAGTTGGTGGTGGATTAGCAACAAATTTAGGTTCAAATGTAATTAATCAATTAGGTACCATATCTTTTTATGTTAATGGGCCTTCTGAAACAACAAACTCTACTGTAGTTAATTCATTAAGATGTGTAAATGTCACGGCAGCTGTTGGTGGAGCGGGAATTCCCTCGTTAGAAGAAATTAGAAATTACGTTTCATTTAATTTTTCAGCACAAAAAAGGGCGGTAACAGTACAAGATTATGAATCAATTATTAGAAACATGCCATCCCAATTTGGTGCACCTGCCAAAGTTTCTATTACCGAAAATAATAATAAAATTTTAATTCAAATACTATCTTTTGATACTTCAGGTAAATTAACAAACATTGTTTCAAATACTTTAAGACAAAACATTGCAAATTATTTATCAAATTACCGAATGATGAATGATTATATTTCTATATTCAGTGCTGAGGTTATTGATTTGAGTGTTGATGTTGCAATTGTCTTAGATTCCGCTCAAAACTCAGGACAAGTCATTTCAAGTGTTATTGATAAAGTATCAACATATTTTAACCCTCAAACAAGACAATTAGGTCAAAATGTCTATTTATCAGAACTTAGAAGTATTATTCAAAACACAAATGGGGTATTAACCGTGACAACCTTAGATATATTTAATGAAGTTGGAGGTCAGTATTCATCCGCAGAAACATCTATGGAGTATTCAGACCCGGCAGTAAAACTTATTGGGCCTGTTGATGATACTATATTTGCGCAACCGTCACAAGTTTATCAAATTAGGTACCCTGGTAAAGATATTAAAGTTTCAGTTAAGAACTTCCAATCGATTACTTTCTCTTAACAAGTTCACTTATTTTTTCTTTAGATTATTATTTAATTGTGTGTGTTCATTTTAAAAATCCCACATAAACTATTTATTAATTAAAGGTATTAATGGGTCAATCATATAGAATAAGGACTGAGTTAGGTATTAACAAAACAATCAACGTACAATTAGACCAAGAGTTTGAACAATTAGAGATTTTATCTTTAACATTACAACAAGAAGATGTTTATAATAGAAGTTGCGCTGATTATGGAGTTATTGTTGGAAGAGTAACGGCAAACAATGGGTTTGGATTACCAAACGCTAGAGTATCAATCTTTATTCCTATTAGTAATCTTGATGTATCAAACCCAATAATTTCCAGTATCTATCCGTATAAATCACCTAACGATGTAAATGAAGATGGATATAGGTATAATTTATTACCTTACATGAAATCTTATTCCGCTCATGCGGCAACAGGAACTCTTCCATCAAGAATGGATGTGTTAACAGAAACAACCACAATTGAAATTTATGACAAATATTATCTTCTAACATCCAAAACAAATGAAAGTGGTGATTACATGATAATGGGTGTACCAATAGGGTTTCAAACTGTAGTTATGGATGTTGATTTATCTGACATTGGAGAGTTTTCATTAACACCACAAGATTTAATTAGAATGGGTCTTGCAACTGAAGGACAAGTTGCGGGTAATAGATTCAAAACGTCGACAGATTTAAATTCATTACCACAAATTATAAATTCTGTTAAACAGTTAGACATTTCACCACTTTGGGGTGAACCTGATATTTGTGACATAGCCATTAATCGTTTAGATTTTGATTTAAGAGATGATTCAAATGTTGACATACAACCCACTGCGGTTTTTATGGGGTCAATATACACAACTCCAGATAAATTTAGAGTTAGAAAAAAAGGAAGACCAAAAGATAATATGGGAAATCTTTGTAGTTTACAGTCAGGACCTGGACAAATATTGGTAATTAGACAAACTATTCAACAAGATGATACAGGTAAACCAATATTAGAAGAATTTAAATTAGAACAATCAGGAAATATTATTGACGGTGATGGGGTTTGGTTAACTGAATTACCGATGAATTTAAATTATATTATAACTAATGAATTTGGTGAGAGAGTTATCTCAAATGACCCAACATTGGGAATACCAACTAAATCAAAATATAGATTTAAAATTAAGTGGCAACAACCTCCATCATTAACTGATGTAAAACGACCATATTTCTTAGTTCCAAATATTAAAGAGTATGGTTGGACACAGACCGGAACTGACCCAAATTTGGCGCCCGACTATTTAGATAATGAAGAATTAGCGGGTTCTTATTATTTTGGATTAGATTGGACGGGATATACAAATACACAAGCGGCAATAAATTGTGAAGATACTTTTTATGAATTTGAATTTAATAGAGTTTATACGGTTTCAGGATTTATTGACCAATTTAAAAATGGTTTTAGAGGTAGATTTATTGGCATTAAAGAAATTGATAGTCAAGATTGTGATAGCATCAATAAATTTCCGGTAAATGAGGGGTTTAGAAATTTTGATTTAATATATTTTTTATTTTCAGTTCTTATGACAATATTACAACCAATTGGACTGATACTTCTATTCGTAGGTACTCTAATACAGTTTGGGGAAAATTTTATTTATTTTATTTTATGCGAATTTTCTAAAATTGAGATTAATTTTTTTAC